TTTTGTCCTGACTAACATTATAAATTGGAGAATACTCGCTCCAGGAAGATCCTTTTTCTACCCATTCATCAATTGCAAGCTGTCCGTCTACATACATTCTAAATCCATCATCTGTATATCCAGCAAAGTAGGTGGTAGTCCAATGAGAGGGAACCGTAATCTTTCCAGTAAATTTAACTATAAAGTTTTCATAATAACCGCATACTGGCGGCTGCATTGAATTTGAATTCCATACTCCAGTACATATAACTGAATCTGGTATTGCTACGCCGCCCCAGCCTCTTGTAAGATGATAAACTGTATATTGTAGTCCCTGATTGCCAGCAGATTGAACAGTAGATTGCGTTGTTTGTAGATTTATATTTGCTATATCTAATGCATCTTGAGCATCGTTTTTATCTTCTAGGGCTGTAGCAACTGTTACCGTTTGCCCATCTACTGCTGATTGAGCTGTATTCTTTTCTTGTAATGCTGTTGCCTCTGCTGCTACCGCCGCATCATATGCATCATATGCATCATCCCTAGCCTCTTTTGCGGCTACTGCATCATCATATTTATCTTCTGCTATATCTATAAGGGCTTGAGTTTCAGCCTCTTCTGTTAGGTTGCCAACTTTTTCGTTTAGCTCTTGTATTTCTTGAGCGGCTAAACTTAATGGATCATCGCTATAAGCAGGTGTGAGGAATAGCCAACCAAACCCTAAAATGGCTGTTAATGTTAATCTCCATAGTTTAGTCCTAGTCAACTAATAACTCCTCGTTATAACTTTTATAACAAGTTAATTATATCATTGAACTATTTAGCGTTATCTGTTTTGTAAAAGCCAGAACCTTTAAACTGAATACCGAATGAGTTATAAACTTTAATCATTGCATAACCACACTTGTCACATACTTCTCCGTCAGAAGCATTTGCCATAGGCCTATTTACTTCTTTTGTGTAGTCACATTCCATACAACCAAACTCATACGTTGGCATCTATTAGCTCCCTTACAAAGTCATGTATATATTCTGCTTCTTCTTCACAATGTGCTCTATCTATAAGAATATCATTAATTCCGTATTGTTTCAAGTCATTTATCCGATATTTTACATAATCTTTTGTTCCATATATAGTGTTCATTTTGTCCACTGGGTTTAAAGTTTTAGCCAAAGCTTCAGCATCTTCTTGCGTGTCTCTAATCAAAATTGAAAAATTAATCATTATTTTATTTATATCTTTAAAGGTATTTTTATTCCACATAAAATCTTTATACATAACAAGGCCATAATCGCCATAATCTTTTGCTGTTCTCACAGCAGTTGGAGCTGCTCCGCTTATTAATATAGTTGGTCTATCATCTTTCATTGAAAACAGCTCAATATATTTTTTGACAAACTTCCTAACATATAGTCTTCTTTTTTCTTTATCGTCTATATCTATATCTACACCGTCTGGGTCTGTAGGGTTTATTTCTCTTGGGTAGAATTCGCCAGACACAAAGTTAATCATTAATCTATTTGGCTGTATTTCATTAAAAGATTTTGTCATCATATAACAATATTCTGGACTTATTGCGTATGGCCTCATAGCAAACATATATTTAATAGAATGTTCTGTATTCAAAGTTCTTGCTGCTTTAATCCAATAGTCAGACATCTTAGTACCAAATAGTAAAAGAACTGATTGGTATCCTATTTTATCAAGCTTATCAATTAATACTGGAAAATCTTTTATAGAGATTTCTGGGTGCCTAGCCATCCAATGATAATTCAAATTAACTCTAATCTATTTTGTGAGCAGTTTAAACACATGCTCAGGTGTATCCTAAGGCGTAACTATTAGCCCGTGCCCCATCCAATGGGACAAGACTATTATACCTTATTTGATTTTAATGGTTTTCGGCTTCTTCTCTTCTGGGATGATTCTTTCCACATGGATATTAAGAAGGCCGTTCTCCAAGTCAGCACCTGACACCTCCATATATTCTCCAAGAGCAAAGGTACGAGTAAACTTCCTAGCTGCAATTCCTTTATGAACTACATTCTTAGGAACATCTTCAATATCTCTTTCTCCTTTAATAACAAGAGTGCCATTATCAACTTGTACTGAAATATCATCTTTACTAAATCCTGCTACTGCAAGAGTAATGATGTATTCATCTTCATCAATTTGTGCCACATCATATGGTGGATAAGATTGATTAGTTGCTATATTGTGTACTGAATGTAGGCGATCAAACATATCGTTGAAGCCAATAAAAAAAGGATCTTTAAAAAGATCCATGGTCAAATGTGTTACCATTTTATCTCCTTTTAAGCGAGTAAATTAATATACGGGCCCCATTTGGCGACCCGTATATTATTATAGCAAATATTAAAAGATATGTCTACTTCTTTTTTGTAGTTTTCTTTGCAGTTGTCTTTTTGACTGGAGCCTTCTTTACTGCTGGCTTCTTTACTGCTGGCTTCTTCTTAGCTGGCATTACCTTTTCCTCCTTATCAATTTCCTCAAGGAACGCATCTGCGTCCAAAACTGGTGATGGAAATCCAAACCATTGCTTAAATCTTTTCCTTAGCGACATTTTAAACCTCCTTTCCTATTATATCACTTGCGCCTTCGGCAGGAGTCGAACCTGCGACCAAGACCTTAGAAGAGTCCTGCTCTGTCCTCTGAGCTACGAAGGCATCTTGAAAGTAGGAATCTTCTTTAATTTTATTAACAATATAATTGCCATCTGGGATAGCCATTCTTACTTTCTTCCAAGGTATATTATACTTCTCAAAAGTAAGTCTGTAAATACCCACGTCATATTTATGAGATTCAATTTCATAAATATATGTATTTTGGTTGGCAAATAAACAATTAAATAATGATGATCCACTTTGAACTACAATGTGACTGGACTCCTGTACTATTTTAATTTGTTCTAATACTGAATGATTTTCAAAATATATTGTCTCATATCCAATTGAAGTCATATATTCAATTAAAGAGTCTTCATTTTTTAATATCCTGTCTCCAAAATTTTTTCTGGCTATATAAACTTTTCTATTTTTTGTATTATATTTAGGAGCCCACTCCAACAGTAGATCAACCCTTGTTTCCATAGATTCTTTAGTATGAGTTATACAAGGCTCATGTGGAACATGGCTCCTCAGATACATTTTTTTAGGATATGCCCTTGTTAAATTTTCATAAAAAAGGTTATCAATGTTATCATAAAAAAAATAACCAGACTTAGGAACCATTTCTAAAAAGTCTTTAGATGTACTTGGAAAACATACGTAGTTAATTTTTTCAAAATCTAAAAGTTGTTTGAAAGAATGTGATCTGTTTGCCTCATCACTATCTTCCCATCCGTAAGGCAATCTTGTTTGCGGATTCCAATCATCCTGTTTGTCGCATACAACAACTAACATAAAATCTTTTTTATGTTTTTTTAAATATAAAATATTAGTAAAAAATTCCATCATATTATGAAAATATTTTTCTATATATGGTATTACGTATACGTCTTTATGCAAATTAATATTCATATCTTCTTTAAAATAAGGGTAAGGTATCCAATTTCTATTGTGGGGAACTCTTCTGGCACCTGCCCTGGTTGGGTCTGCCGTGTTTATAATTTGCTGCTTATTTACATACGTTGGCTTTGCAATTTGTAAAATAAAAGAACGATCCGATACTGGGATTATATCTAATATGTTCATATTTATTTCTTAAGAAACTCTTCAACCTTAATACAGTAATCTGTGCATATACCGTATATTTCTCCGCCAATGTCTTTAAAATCATTAACTTCTGGCATTACAGATATTGAATATGGTGTCAATGGTCTGCCTGGATAAGTCCATATATAGTTATTGCTTGTCAAAGTAAAGTCATCATTTTGATGCCAAAAATATTTATAATAATGTGTTGAGTTGCTAAAATAATATAGAGCCTCTACATTTTTACAATGCCACCAAGCTTTTGTCTTTAAGCTTTCTACAGTTTCAATTGTAGTTTCATATTGTGGAAAATCATGCCCAAAAAATACCATATCATTTTCATATATCCAGACATCAATTTCTACATCAAAACCTTTTCGTATTGCATCGTATATATGCAACAAAGAATTTTCTTTTTCTGGATTAGGACCTTCAGTATTTCCTCTATGCGCTATAAGTTTCACGATTTACAACCACCTTATCTCCTCGTATGCCTGGGATCTTTACACAAACAACTTCGCAATCCTCAATAAATTCTGGGTCAGCTATTTCGTATGGATATAAAATAAATATGTCTCCGCTTTTAATAATTTTGCCTTGCATTTTCATTGTGCCACGCACCAAAAGATTAATTTCTGTTATTTTTTCTTGATAATGTGTTGGCCAATGTTCTCCTTTGTGGTGATATTTATAAGAAACCTCACAAGCATCTGTTTGAAAAGCTGCCTTGGGAAAGTTTCCTACAAACCATCCTCCGATAGTATTTTCTAATTGTGATAGCTTCATAATCCGTAATCCTCCCAATAAACATTTTCAAAACCTTCATTTGTTAGAAGGTTAATAGACCTTGCACGATCACCATCAGCTGCAGTCAGTTTATCATTAATAAGAACTCTTGTCCCACTAGTAACACCCATAAGCAAAACATCCCAAGGAAGTCCCATGTCTGATAGCTGCTTTTCTGTAAACTGTCTTGCCGACTCTTTTCTAGCCGTAGTTAATATAATTTTGTGTCCTTTTGAATCCCACTCATTAAACTTTTTCAATACACCTGGCAAGATATTGGTTTGAAATTTTGACAGATCACTAAATTTATGGACATGCTTTATGATGGTACCATCAATATCACAAAATATTGTTCTAGGTTTTTCTGTATAAAACTCTTTTACTTTTCCAATATATAAATCAACATCTTCGGGAGTGCCAAGATTTATGTATTCATTGTTTGGAACAAAATAAGGGTCTATATTTCTACCTTCATTAATTAAAATCTGATAGGTTTGAGAAATATAAACTTCATCTGCTAGGTCATCTTCAAGTAGTTTTTTTGCGCTCCATACAAAATCAGAGCCTTCTCTCCAGTAGTGTATTCCAATCAAAGCATCATCAGAGATAGGATCTTTTTCTACAATTCTTACAATTTCATCATTTATAATTTCAACAAAACTATGCTTAGGGTCTGTAGCTTTGAATAAAACAACAGAGCCATCGCATCCAGAATCTTCAACTTCATTAATAAATTTTTTAGCGTCCCACATCATTCTTTGATCACAATTTGCAATTACTAATGGGTCTTTGTTATTAATATATTTTTCTGCGTATAGAACAGCGTCCGCTGCGCCTCTTTGTTTTTGCTCTACCTGTATTTCAATACAGTCTGGATCTAATGATTTTAAAACATTTGTCAGTTCAATATTATAATCTTTGTTTTTATATTTTTTTGTGATAAAAATATATCTTCCTTTTATGCCAAGGGTTTCTACGGCATGCTCAATTAGCCTTTTGCCATCAACAACAACTAATGGCTTTGGCGTATCAATTCCTTTAGAAGAAAACCTTTTTCCTTCTCCTGCCAACGGTATTACTATATTAATCATTTGGTATATCCTCCTGTGGAAAATCTATAAGTCCGTATTCTTTTGCTCTTTCATATCCGCCTTTTGATATTCTAAACACGGGCTCTAGATCTTCATCATACTCTATTTCAAGCAAACCTTCTTCAAAAAGTTTTGTTAAAGCATTATCTATATGATTTATATGAGACTCCCAAAGCTCTGGAGCAAGCTCTTCTGCTGATTCATGTATAGCATAAATAGGCTCACCGCTTTCATCCATTCCTTCTAAAGTAACTACTCCAATTTCTTGGTAGTACCTAAGCCTGTCTAGGTAATTATCTTCATCCATTAATAAATCCTGCTTTCTTATACCTGTCTAAAATGACTTTAAAATTTGAAAACAAATTTTTACCATCATAGCAAGACCTTAGATCTATGCTTATAATATCAACTGGAGCAATCTCTGTCAAATATGAATAAGAAAAGTTATACAAATTGTCAACGTATATTTGCATAATTTTAGTATTGGGTTTAGAAATAAAGCCTCCAAGCATTCCAGTCCCGCACATACCAGCAATATGAGTAGCATTATAGTAGAAATTTAACTGGTCTATGTAGCCATAGTCTGTCATAACTATAGGGGTGTATCCATTATTAACAAAATAATCTTTAATATGATATTCTTTTGAAAAATATCTTTGTTTTAAATTTGGGTCGCTATTTATATATTCTCTATATTTTTTATTAGCGTCCGACCTATCTATGTATATCTTTTGGGGCAAATCTTTTTCTTGAACAAAATTTTTAAATCTTTCTCTAATTAATTTCATTCCATCTTTTTCCCAAGAGCTTAAATTGTTTGATAAATTACTCCAAGGAGCATGATCTGATTCAAAAATAATATTACCTTCTGGATTCTTTTTGTGTTTTCCTTGAAGCCAGTAAGGTTTTCCTATATTTGCTTTGACATAAGATCCACGATTAATTAATCTCCTTAAATCAAATATCATATAACAATTTGTTATTGTTAAATTAGATTTGTAAAAATTATAAATTTTTTCTTGAGAATAGTTTTCTCCATAGTATACTTTAAATATGTCTTCCATATAAGCTAAATTATTATAATGATCAACTTTTTTTAATTTTTCCATAAACTCTTTTATAGTAAGAACTGGCTCTTCAAAAGCTTGATTCCCCAAAGCAACAAACAAAAGCTTTAAATCAGGAACTTCTTTTAGCAACAATTCATATTGAGTTAATGCTTCTGATATAAAATGCCAAAGGTAATCGTCTGGATACAATACAAAATAGTTTCCATCTAAAACAATTTCTTCTCCAGACTTTACATTTTTATTTTTAAAATTTTTAAAATTGTAATAGGTATAATTACCAGATCGACTAGTAAAAATTTGTGCATCAGTAAACCATGCTGATTCACTCATATAAAGCCTCTTCTTTTAACATTCTTATTACCCTATTATTAATAACAGCAGTTCTTCCTAAAAATCTTAAATCTATAGATTTTATTTTAATTGGTGCTATATCTTGAAGATAGCCAAACCCTCTTCCAAATTCAAGTTTTCCACCATCTTTTTCTGGGGTTGCCTCAACAAACATTTCTATAACAGTAGTATTTGGTTTACAAATAAATGAATTTAGTATTCCCGTGCCACAAAGACCAGCAATTACATCTGCATTATAAAAATAATTTAGTTGTTCTAAATAATTAAATTCAGTTAAAACTACTGGAACATACCCCAAAGACACAAATAAATCTTTAATTAAATTTTCTTGATTAAAGGTCCTATTGGTATCTGTGGATCTATCTATATAAATTTTTTTAGGAGAAGATGGGTTTTCTTTTACTAAATTTAGTAGTCTTTCTCTTGTAAGTCTCATTCCATATAAAGACCAACGAGCATCTGGATTTTCAATACTATTTTCTCTTCCAACCCATGGTTGATGCCCGTCTTTTTTAGACCAATATGGCTTAAATAAATATTTAGAGTATTCTTTAGGGTTAATTAACATTCTTGTATCACAAATAAAATAGCATTCTTCTAGCATAAAATCTGAATTATCTGCACTATATATTAAACTGTCTGTATTTGTATATGCCGAAACCAAGTCTTTAAAAAATGCCAGGTTTTTAAACACACATCTTTCTAATGCTAGTTTTGAAAATTCCTCTATTGTTAAAATAGGTTCTTGAACTTCTGGGGTTATATTCATAAAAAATAATTTTAAATCAGGTATCTTTTTTAATAATAGATCATACTGAGCAAATTGTTCTGACAAGGAATGCCAAAGCTTTCCATCACTTGTTATTACAAAATATTTACCAGGAAAATACTGTGCATTTTCTGTTGCTTTATGATTTTTAAAATTATTATATTTATAGTACTTAAAATTTTCATCATAATCAAGTTCTTCTACAGAATCGCATTTGGCTTCAAACACTTTGAGCAATACTCTTTTCTACTACTTGTTGTACGTATTCAGAAAAATGTTTTCTTACCTTCCCAGATGGTCTAGAGCCAGTTGTTGCCCATATTCTTTTATATTCAATTACATTTGCAAATGTAGTAGGGCAAAGCATTGTGCCTTCAAACTCTTTTAATACAGTGGGAAGCGGGACATGTTTTCCGCAACATTGACATTGTTTTGCAAGTTCTTGATATGTACTCATATTATCATCATCCTATCCATAGCTTCCTTTAAGTCTGGCGGCATTTTAGGCGCCCTGATCATATTAGATCCGTATTCTTCTTCTTTATCTGTGTTAAAATCTTGATCATAACTCATAGACTCATAAGTATGAATTTTAATTTCATCATTTCTGTCTGGCCTAGTTAAACTAATTGCATTGTATATAGAACCACAAACAGCGTCTGCTAAATCTTTAGAACCTTTTCTTGGGTGATCTACCTTATCTTTCATTATTCGTAGCTGTAATAATTCATCTATAAGTAAAGGGATATGCGGACCATGCAATCTTTCTTCTAAAACAATCATAGCCATATCATCATAATGTTTTTTTGCTACGGATAAAGTTTCTGTTCTGATTCCGTACTGTGATAATTGCTGCATCATATCGTGTGAGTTCCATCTATCAAATGTACATATTCTAATTTTAAAACCAGCAGTTCTTAAAGCCAATATATAATCTCTTACTTCAGCAAAATCAACTGACTTGTCTGGGGTTGGAGTCCAATACCTTACGGCATCTACTTCAACTATAGGAGCTGGCTGCGAATATGTATCTGTGACTTTTACATTCACCCAGCGCTGAACATGTGCAAGTGATACTGCACAGTGGTCATGTTTTTGGGCCAAGTCAACGTGAATAAAATATTCTTTGTCTGGGTCTGGGGCAAACCACGGCTCAAGTCTTCCAAAACTATCTACTGCTAATGCCATGTTTCTAAAAGCTTTTTCTATTTTTTCTCTTGACTTAAAAAAGGCGTCTACCGCATCAGATGGCATGCAAGCGAATCTGCTTAAAGCATCTGGCATATTTTTATAGAACTCCACTTTAAAATTTTCAATAGTTTTTGTTGGATTAATTTCCCAAGTAGGTCTTTTTATTGCATATGTGTTTGGAATCTTATATGAAATAATATTATCTTCTTCCCATTCAACAGTAATTTCATTACCAGTAATTCCATCAGGCAATTCATTATCCATTTTTAATGTCTTGCTTCTAACAATTGTTTCTTTTTCTGCAATAACTGAATCATAAAATTTTTGAATAGGATCATTTTTAAATCTTGGAAATGAAAGTAAAATAACCTTGCCATAGTCTGGAAAACGAGAAACTACGGATCCACGATACATATCATATATAGCATCAGCAGTTTTAGCTTGGTCATGTCCAGTAGTATTTTCTGTGGCAAAACCTGAAATTTCGTCTAGAATAACTGCAATTACGTTATAACCCTCAAACGCTTCTCTTTCAGAGTGGCCAGAATATACGTTTACATTTTTGTTAAATCTTATTTCTGCAGCTTTTGGATCATACTTACCTACAAACCATGGAGAGCGCTCTACTCTTGTTTTTAATCCCTTGAAAAAAACATTATTGGCTTGTTGTGCGTTAACCGCAATATTAAGAATATCAATTGTATCTCCAGGCGGTTTACCATAATATGTTGCTGGGTCTTTTAAACATAATAGTAAATAAACTATATATGAAACAGAGATGGTTGAACAATAATCTTTTCCACTACCTTTGCCAAGCTGAGCAATAACTTCATTGCATGTTTGTTTAAATCTGCGTCTTCCTTCTTCTTCCCCAAATAATTTTATTAAGGTAGACTCTTTATAGATCTGGCTGCTTTTCTCAATGAGTGTATACTGGTGCTCCGAAAGCGGAGGTAAGCCGAGGTAATCTGGGCTTGTAACAAATGTTCGTAAATCGACTGGTCTTTCATCAAATTCCTCTCCGTCTAGGATATCAATGAGATCATTAAAATTAAGATCCACTTACTTCCTCAATTATTTCGACTGGCTCTACTATTCCAGTAATTTGTGACAAACGCTTTGCCACTTCTAATTTACATTTAGGACATGTTGCTGTTACTTCTTTTAGAATTTTTACAAGAATGTCTTGCTTACGTTCTGTTTCTGCTAGTTGGGTTGCAAGCTCTGCATTGTCTAGTAATCCCACCTCTTGAAGCATTCCAATTCTTTTGCCCTCTATATCAGCAATTAATTTAAGAGCAGTGGCTTTTACATTTAGTTGCCCTGCTTGATCAGCGTCTTCTACGGTTTTCCATGCTTCTTTAATTAACATAGCGTAGTGCTGGTCTGCCCCAGAGATGGCTTCCTTTGCCCTTTCACGGGCTCCAGAATCGCTTCTAACGACCTGTTTCCACTCATCTATATAGTCCAGTACTTCAGCCCTCTTAAAACCTGTTATAGAGGCGATTTGAGTAGGATTGTTGCCTTTAAGTAATTCGGCAACTACCTGATTCATGCGGTCATAATGATCCGCTAATTCAATTTCCATATATACATTATACCATCTTAGTTGACTAAGATTGGGATTTAGCTATTTTTAATAGGACCAAATATCCAATTAAATCATCAATGTCATTGTCTCCTGGATAGTCTGTGCCCTTCATAAGCCTATTTAATTTGTCATCAATACGAACATGTAGTTGTTCTCTTGGCCCTGCCTTTGAAAATATACGCACAGGGTCAAGCGCTGAATTGCCATAAGCAATATTCTTTTTAATTAACATATGTGCAATTTCATGGCAGGTTTCCCAAATTTGTTTACCCGCTTCTGTGCCTACTGTAAGTAAATATAAATCTTCACAACGGAATTCTTTTACGTCTGGGTATACTGGTTCAAGCATTTTGGACTCCTATCCAATCTTCTAATTTAACTTTAGGATACCATCCAAGAACTTTTTGTGCTCTAGTAATATCCGCCTGCGTTGCTGTGGCCTCGCCTCGTCTTGCTGGCAAGATTTCGTACTGGTCTGATATCATACCACAAACTTCCAAAATTGAAAAGCTTTTACCAGTTCCAATATTATATATTTTTCCAGTATTATGTCTATCTAATTCAGTATACATTGCAAGCATATTTGCATTTACTACATCTGATATGTGAGTAAAGTCTCTTCGCTGTGCGCCGCCGTAAATTGTTAATGGCATATTATTTTTCTTCTGATTAAAAAATCTTCCAATAGCAGTTGCATATTCTCCAGATCCTGGCTGGCGCTCTCCGTATACATTAAAGTATCTTAAAATAATTGTTTCTACATAATAGTTTTCGTTATATATTTTACATAAGCTTTCTCCTAATACTTTAGAAGCAGCATATGGAGTTAAACAATCAGTTTTATCTATTTCTTTATTTGGCAAAGTTAAAGCATTTCCGTATGCAGAAGATGTACTAGCAAATATAACCCTATGAACATTTTCATTAGCTGATGCATTTAATACATTAAGGGTACCTATTGCATTAACTTCTATACTTTTTAACGGATTTTCAAATGATGCTTGTATTCTAGCATCCGATGCTAGGTGAAATACAAACTCTACTTCTTTAAATAAATCTTTTATTTGTTCATAATCTGTTATATCTGCTATATGGTTTTCAGCCCCAGCATTCCAGTAAAATTGTTCATTTGATTCTGCAGATTCATTGTCTATTGCTATAACTTGATGTCCTTCATAAACTAGCCTATCTACAAGATGCGAACCAATAAATCCAGCTGCACCAGTAACTAAACACTTACTCATTACCTCTCCTTATAGTTGTTGGATATTTTTTATTAATAGAAATTTTTATTGTTCTTGGAGGCATAGGAGCATAGTTTTTTAAAATATCGTGTTCTCCAAAATTAAGCATAAAGTTGTCTACTGGCCTAGTCATACCGTACTCATGAGTCAATTCAATTAATTTTTTTGCACCACGATTACTTATTAAATAGCATTGTGTACTCCAGTTTTGATATGCCTTGCAAATAAAATCATTGCCAATATAGTCTCTACTAAACTTAAATAGTTTTGACATTTCTGCATCGTAATAGACAAAAAATGTATCATAGTCCTTTGGCAAAAATTTAGTAAAATAATTTAGATCGTCTATAAAACTTGATTCAATAGTACTATCATCTTCTATAATCAATAAATTTTCTAGATCATTTTCTACAACATATTTCCATCCATTATAATGACTTGCAAAACAGCCAACTTCTGAAGTATTTATCTTGTCGCCAGTTACTACAAACCTATAATTTTTACTATAAAAGGAATCAAGATCATCAGAATGTACGGATTCACAATTTATTCTATCTTCACCCAAAAAATTTACCATTATATCTACGTTGTCCTGCCTAGATTTATCAGCATTAACAATAAAGTATTTCATTTTATAAGACCAAAATCTTTTAATTGTCTATAGATAGTCATTACAGTTACGTGACATTCTTTTGCAATTTCTTCCATAGATTTTCTTTGAACTACATACCTGCGGTATAACCAGTCCTTGCTTTTATATAACTTCATTATCTTTCCTATAAAGATATATTGCTTTAGTTTCTTGAAAAGAAACATATGTGTTAATGATCTGTAAATTTTTATAATTAAACGGATCCTTTTTTAAATCTAGCCCTCGGTATTCTCCGTTTTTTATATCTTCATTATTCTCAGTTAATAAAATATCGTTTGTTATAATTGCATATTTACATGAATTAAATATTTTATCCATTACTGTTTTAATAAATTCAATTTCTAAATGCTGTAAGACATCTTTAATTAATATCAAATCAGCTTTTGGATATTCACATTTAACTATGTCATCATTAATAACAGTAACATCTCTTTTAAAATTTTTATAATATTTATTAATTGCAAAATCGCTTACTTCTACGCCAGTGTATTCATCAACATTTGTTAAATCTAGCTCTCTAAATACTTTTGTATCGCCCATACCTAGATCTAATATTGATTTAATATTATATGCTTTTATAAAACCGTTGACATAGTTTATATATTCTCTAGCATGCTCTTTTAAAGAGCCTGTCCCGCTGTCTTTTCCCCAAAGATTTTTTTGATATATATTGTTAAATATTTCTTGATTAGACATTATCTCTCCGTCAATACTGTATTAGAATAATGTGCAATTCCAAATGCATCTGCAACATCAAAATCATTTAAAGCCAAGCTATACTTTTTGTTAAAATAATCTACGGTCCTTTGTTTTCTTATCTGTCTTAATTTATTTTTATACCAAGAGTCAGCGTACCCTGGATTGGCTGCTCTTATTGCAGACTTCTCATCTTTCGTCGGATTTTTGTTGCCAATGTGCGCCTGCCATGCGGTAGGGCTAATTGTAATAACCTTAGCGCCAGTAGACATAAGCTCAGCAATAACAACTCCATAGACATATGATAATTTTATCACAGCATCTGGTGATCTGACAAGTACTGCGCCCTCAACAACAATATAATCGCTTTCTAATTCATTTAGCATAGCATGGACTTTAACTTTTGCATCATATATTTTTTCATATATATCAGCACCAACAAATTCAATTTTCCCCCATTTAATTGGTTTATCATTTTCCATAAGGCAAAAGGCAACTGAATTAGTAGAGGCATCTATTCCTAAAACTTTATTTGCTTTAGTTTTAACAAGATCAGCTAATTTCATCTATCATCCTTAACAATTTGTCTTTACTATTTTTATTTCTTTTCTTAATGCATGATGCACACAGATCCTCTTGTTGATACTTGCTTAAATTAGATTTACACTTTTTACATTTTTTAATTATTTTGCCTCTACGAATATCTTTTTTTTCGTAGTACTTTTCCATAATTCTTTTATTTGTTGCAATCCTGCAGCATTCATCTGAACAGTATTTTTGATTATGGGTTCGAGCCTCAAAATCTTTTTTACAATCAGTGTTGCCACAAATCATAAGCTTGGAACCTCATATGGCTCTATCTGAACTTCTCCAGCTTCTCCTGCCCAACATTCTTTTTTAATAGGACAACTCTTACAGGCATAAGATGTTTTTGCAAATGGCCTCATAGGAAGTCCGCCATCTTTAAAATTATCATAAACCTCACACAGCCATAAAAATAAATCATCAATAATTTTTTTATTTTTTTCTGTTAACTGAATTGGTATTAAAAGAATTTCTTGTGTATTTTTATTTTCATATAAGAAAAAGGCTTCTTTAACATTACGCAACTTCATGTAAGTTAGTAATTGTAGCATGTGGTTAGCTGATGGAGACATCTCTGCCTGTCTTGTATCCCAAACCTCTTGCTTAGCAGTTTTAATTTCTCCAATAACTTCTTCATCATCCCAATTAATTACTAGGTCTATGAATCCACGAATAGGAGGATATTCATTTGTTATTTCTATTTCAGTTTTAACATCTTTTAAAGAATTAGTTTTAAACAAGTCTGATGATTGACTTGATATAAGCTTTTGAAGTCTGTCGTGTGCTTGAGTTCCTTGGGCCATATTAGCAACTGCTTGTGCATCATTGCTATCTATAAAATGTGCCCCACTAAATGCCATATACCAATACCTTGGACAATTACCTTGCCCATAACCAAAACTGCTTGGGCTAAATGATTTTTTAGTCATTGATCCATCTGGTCTTTTTGTTGCTAAGTAAGCGTCGTCAAGCAGTTTAGCAAATTCTTTTACATCAAACTTTCCTTCATATTTTTTAAACTTAAGATTTTTTACTATATCTCTAGCCATTTGGAACCCACAACCTTTCATTTCCCTTATTATGATATCTAGCCATAACAAATAATAGATCTGATAGTCTATTTAAGTATTTAGGAATAATCATGTTTATATTTTCTACTGCCCAAACTCTACGTTCTGCTCGTCTTACTATGCTTCTAGCATTATGAATTGGACCTGTTGGCAAAACAAAAGATCTTAATGGCTCCAAGTATTCATTATAATCATCAATTACGCTTTCTAGCCAAACTATTCTATCTTCATTTATTTTTAATTCAGATCTGGCAAGATCGGCACCGAGATCAAATAAATCATTTTGAATATATTGAACTATATCATTGTAAGGAATAAGTCCAATAGCTGAATTTGCTTCATCTACTGCACCTATTGCTTCTATTACTGGATCTGTTTTAAAAGTTCTTTCACGATTTGCAAGGTCTGTAAACCCTTCATCTCCAGTCTTTGTATAAATTTTACTTAATATTACCATTAATGCCCCCTAATAGAACGCCAAATATCTACACTCAATTTATTAGCCATATATAAATAAAATAAAGTTACAAGTAGTTGTAAGACTAGCCATACGTTAACTCTATTTTTTACCTTAGTTATTTGGGCCACTTTAAATCTCCATTGGTTGAAAATACTAACCCTAAAGAGTCCCCAGGATTTAAATAGGTTTCATTAATTGCTTTTTGTGCCCAGCCCCAATCATTAATTGGAATTGGGGTAATGTTTTTCTTTTTAATAATTACAGCCCAAAAAGCATTCTCTGGTGGCATGTCTTGACAAGATTCTTTTAATCGATCTGGGAAACCGTTTACCCTACATACAACAGCATTCCCATATTTTTGAGTACCTTCTATCTTAAAGCCTGAGTTTATTAAAATATCCAAAGCGTTTGTTTTAGCATTTGATTCAATACATTTTTCAAAAACTTTATTACTTTTACCATAGTCTACATAAATATCTATACAATTATTATTTAGTCTATTGATTGAAAAAATTCCTAAAAAAATAAGTCCAAATACTAAAAATAAAGATACTCTTTTTTTCATTATGAGTTATACCTTACTACATACTTTAAAGCATCAACCAATTTGTCTATAGATTCTTTTACAGAATAATAAACATTCTTTTTATTATTGTTTACTGTGCCAGCCTTATCTTTTCCAACTGTTGTATAGTATGCAGCAAGCATACCAAATTTTGCTGACATGGCCTGCAATTCAATAATTAATTGAGGAGCTTTTGCTGCTGGGACATCTGGTGTCATTAATAGTTTTACAACAATAGCCATAACCTTGTCTAGGTGTTCGTCCTTCATGTATTCATGAAGATCATTAAATTCTGTTATGTCACTAATTAATTCTAGACTACTTTTGTCGCTCATTATGTCTCCTTGTATAATCAATTGCCCAAAGCCCTAGGGGATATCCGACTATGAATCCTAGCATTACCCCAAATAAAAATTGTGTCATTATGAAAATGCCTTTGTGACAAGGGCATATCCTATCCACAACCCAACAATTCCCATCAAGCCAGCAAATACTGGTGGCGCAGGAATAGGCAATTTGAATGCGCTAAAAATTCCACCAACCATAGCGCCAACCAACGTAGTCATTAATATATCTCTCATTTATGATTTTCTTCCCAGAATGTAATTAGTTCTTGAAGCATGGACCATTCTACAATACCAAGCCTCACTTTTGAATCTTGTCCAATAATAACTTTTAAGCATGGGTGCATATTTCTATTTACTGCAAAAGTATCAGTGCATATCTTAGCCCAAACATCTTTGTTTAAATTAAAAGAAGAATTTGCTTCTTTATAATCAACAACAAATGAAAACCATTTGGCATCGCCTTTTTGATATTTACCACGACCCGAATTTTTTTGAGCTTTGGCATTATCTCTTTTAACTTCGCCACGTTCTGACATTATGCCACCGTATGCTGGGTAACATGTCCGTCTGGGCATGTCCATGTTAATTGAAATGTTGTTGGGTCCCAAAACCCTTCTTCTGCATCTTTATCGCATTTAGAGCATGGCTTCATCCCAGTCATTCTTTGAAGCTCTGGCTTTCCTAGTTTTTCTGGTTTATGAAAGAACTCATTAATATTTGGCATCAATTTCTTCTCTCAATTTATCAACAACGTCTGGATTCTCTTTTAAATACTGTACAGCTTTTGCACGTCCCTGTAATCTTTCTCCATTAACCGTATACCAAGCTCCACCTTTTTCTACAATGCCACACATTTCGGCAACGTCTAAGGTTTCACCAACTCTATCTACTCCTTTTGTTTCACCTTGGAAGTAGAAGTCATACTGCCCAGATAGATTTGGTGGTCCAAGTTTGTTGTAATCAATAATCCAGTTAACTGGTCGTCCGACTCTTTGTTCAATAATTTTATCGCCAACTTTAACGCCAGCCTTGATAGCATTAGCCTCAGCCTCGGAAGACCAAAGCTTAATGACTGTGGAGGAGAAGAATTTGACTGCCATTCCTCCCGTAGGTATGTGGCTGGCATGCATAGACCCAAATTGATTTCTTTGTTGGGAAATGAGAACAAGTAATGTATTTTTGTTTGCATAATTTAACATTTTGACCGCATGGGTCATATCCTTTGCTTCTGCGCCTATTTGTTTTGTGTCCTCAAGCTTTTTGAGTTCTGTTGAGTCCTTTTCAAAATAAATGGCTGGGAGTAGTGCAGATATTGAATCTACAACAATAATGTCTACTTCTGCTTCCATTAATTGTGTTGCAACATCAACCATGTCATTAATAGTTTTAGCAGGAGAGTATATTAATTTGCTTGAGTCTACTCCCAGTTGTTCTGCCCACGCCTGATCATAAGAGGCCTCTGCGTCAATCCATGCACAGGATTTGCCATTCTTTTGCGCTTCTGCGATCATCTGTAAACAGAAAGATGATTTACCAGCAGACTTATTTCCCCAAACTAAAACTTGTCTTCCAAATCCTAATCCACCACGCAAGGCAAAATTAAGTCCAATACTTGGAGTAGGCTGCTTTTCTATTTGAACATCTACTGCAGACTGAACTCTATTTCTAGTTTTAGGGTCAAGCTTTGCTAATATATCATCTAATTTAATTGTCATTATATTCTTTTCTCTTAGAGTATCATTATACCATTAAAACAGGTTTCCGTGAAGCTTTGGTCTATGCGAATTTCTTTCCATTTTTTTAGACATAACTTCATCTAAGGAATCTTCAACTAATCCTTCATTCATCATTGCTGCATATAGATCTAAAATTCTAATAATAGAATCTGCAATTTCTTCAACAATGTATTCTTTTGGCTTTTGTTTTCTAATTGCTTCTAACACTTCTGTTATTTCAGAATGACACAAAGCAAGCTTATTTCCAATTTTATCGTATGTAATTTCTCCATCCCAAAAACCTTTTTCAACTGCAGTTTCATGTAATACTGCAGATAAAGCGTCTAGGCCATACTCAGTTACTATTTGGTTGTTCATTTTCTACTTCTCCTTTTACTGGTCTGATATCAAAAGTAAATGTTGGTCCGCCTTCAGCATCTCCATCATAATCAATTAATATTTCTTCTTGGACAGATCCAGCTTTTAAAAATACATCAACTGGAATTGTCTGTGGCCCACTATGGCCAATAATTGCAGAAATGATTTTGCTTGCACTCATCATCTTCTGAATTTCATCTTTATCTACTGTCATTTTATTTCCTTTACCATTAGTGTGCCATCGTCTAATTTAGATAATGTAACTTTACATTTCATTCCATCTCTCATTTTTGCAAGAGAAATTTTATACATTGTTGGGAAAACAATTACTCGTGTTAGATTTTTATTCTTGTCTGAGAGAATAATATGGCTCATGGTTTTACCAGCTTTGGTCTGATAAGGTGTAAAGTTTACCACAATATACTCATCTTCTTCAAGATCATATTCTTTTCTATATAAATAATCTACAAAAAGATCTGCGCCTTTAGGGTCTATATCGCTAACTTTTATATACCTAGCAATACGGTTATCTCCTACTAATATAAAATACATTTGATTAGTTTCTATCTGTGTCTGTTCATTATGGAATAAACCAATAGATCCTGTTTCATCTACTAATTCTACACGTGCCCAACCAGTTCCACGTTTAATATTTTTAACCATACCGAACATAACAAATGAACCAAGTGGATCAAAATCTTCAATTGGTCTACATTGTGCTTTAATTCTTGGAGGCAAATCAATACTAAATGTTGGTATACTTAAGTATTCATAATAATTATCTTTTTCATTACCAGACCTAGGGTTGTCTTCAAACGCTGCTCCGCCAATAAAATTAAGAGCAGCAATAGCTCTACTATTAATACCACTTTTTTTAACGGAGGCTTTTTTAATAAAATCTGCATAACTAGAATATGGTCTTTTTTCAATTATTTTATTTGCGATGCTATCAGAAATATATTTAATTTCTGCTAGTCCAAATTGAATAGCATCACCTTTTAATGAAAAATATGGCTCTGATTCATTTATATGTGGAAGCTTAATTCTTAGCCCAAGCCGCTTTGCCTCAATTAAATATTCAGTCCTAGTATCTTTATTGCCTTCATTTTTAAGTAGTGAAAACATGAACTCAAGAGGATAATAATGCTTGAGCCAAGCAGTATAATAAGAAAGAAGAGAGTAAGCAACAGCATGAGAACGATTGAAAGAATAACCTGCATGAGCCTCAAACATATGCCAAAGCGTTTCCGCTTGTTTCTTAGAAATGTGTTTTGAAGCGCCATCAATAAATTTATCCTTGAACTGGTCGAATTCTCTTGCATCTTTCTTTTTACCAATGATCTTGCGAACCTTATCGGCCTCTGACCAAGTCATCCCTCCTAGGTGTACGCATGCTTGCATAACCTGCTCTTGGTATATAATAACACCATATGTATTCTGAGTAAAGGGCTGCATAATTGGATGAACATATTGAACTGCTTCATTCCCGTGCTTTCTTTTAATATAAGAGGCACCCACAGTATTCATTGCTCCTGGACGGACTAGCGCATTTGACGCAGCAAGATCTTCAAATTTATCTACTCCCATTTTCATAAGAAGATTGGTGTACGGAGTTGCTTCAGCCTGAAATACTCCTTTAGTATATCCTTCGCTTAAAGTTTTATACACATCTTTATCATCTAAGGGTAGCTTAGACAAATCAATATTTTTATTATATCTTTCTGAAATTGATTTTAAAGTATCAGATATTACTGATAGAGTTTTTAATCCTAAGGCATCTAGTTTAATTAGACCAATATCAGCAACCGTATCCATATCATAGGCTACAACTGGTATGCGACCAGATACTTTATCGTTTGCATCTTCACGAGATTCTACTGGTGCATATTTCCTAATATCTTCTTTAGCAACCACAACTCCTGCAGCATGAACTCCAACAGATCTAATTCGCCCACGCAATTTTTCTGCAAGCCACAACACTTCTGGATATTTTGCTCTAAATTCTTTTGTGTTAGGGGACTCAGCAAAATCTTCAAAAGTATCTACGGATTTTAATGCACGATTAACATCAGAGAGAGGAACCATAAATACACGAGCAGCATCACGAACTACACCTTTATCTTTAAAATAAGTAAATGTAGAAATAGATGCAACATGTTTAAATTTCTTTTTTAAATAATCTTTTACTTCTTTACGACGACGGTCTTCAAAATCTGTATCAATATCAGGAAAGTCATTACGTTCTGGGTTGATAAATCGGAAGAATAGTAAGTCATATTTAATTGGATCTACATCTGTAATTCCAAGGGCATAACAAACAAGAGAGCCTGCTGCAGAACCACGACCAGGACCAACCATAATATTATTTTGCTTGGCCCAATTAATCATGTCTGCAACTACAAGAAAATAAGACGCAAAGGATTTATCCTTAATTACAGATAACTCTTCTTCAAGCCTATCAATATAAGTCTTATCCTTGTCAAGGGATAGCCTTTTAAGGCCCTCTAAGGCCATCTGGCGAAGCTTTTGATCTGCATTGGTCTTAGGTACTGGGAGGAGGTCTAATCCCTGGTCAAATCTATATTCTTCAATTTTATTTGAAATCTCTTGGGTATTATCAAATATATCAGTTCTATTAATTCCAGCTTTTTTAAAATCAAATTCTATTTCTTCACGACTCTGTATAAATAAATTCATGCCCTGGAATGTCATTCTTCGATCTGGATATAAGTAATTAAATCTTTCACCCATATCTTTAATTTGTCTAGACATATCAAAGTCTGCTTCTTTATCTGCTTTTGGATTTGTAGATAATATTAGAACAGCCTCTTCTAGTATTCTATCTTGTTCTTTAGCAAAATGGGCATCGCCAGTTGCTACAGACTTTATTTTTAATTCGTCTGCTAATTCTAAAAGTTTTTCATTTACTTCTTTAGGATTATGAGATTGTACTTCAACGTAAAAATCTTCCCCAAAAGTTTGCTTAAAATCTTTGAGTATAAGCTTGGCTTCTGAGAATTCCTTACGTTCAATAGCTTTACTAATAAGGCCATTAAGACATCCAGAAAGAACGATAATACCTTCCGCATATTCTTTTAATACCTCTCTATCGATTCTAGGCTTATGATAAAATCCTTCATTCCAAGCAAGTTCTTGGAGAATATGGATATTGTCTAAACCTTTTTGATTTTTTGCTAGTAATATTATGTGGTTATATGCCTGTATACTTTTATCTGTAGCTGAAGACCTGTCAAACCTATCTGTTGGAGCAATGTAAGCTTCGACTCCAAGTATTGGCTTTATGTCTTGATCTTTACAAGCAATTTGAAATTCTCTATGAGATGAAAGAGTTCCATGGTCTGTGATTGCTATTGATTTTTGACCAGCATCTTTTGCTGCTTTAACTAACTCGGCAGGAGAGTTAAGTCCATCCATAAGGGAATAATATGAATGCACATGTAAGTGTGTAAATGACATTAACTCTCCGCCTTTTATTTAGTTGTTACCAATCCAAGCTACTAGCAGAGTTGGATTCGGTTTTTTCCTCGGTGTTACCTTCTCCTGCAAAGAAGGCTTCCTGCTCCGTGTAAGGGAGATCACGGACTGCAGTTTCTTCAAGTTTATACAGTTCAAGCCCAGATGAATCGAAGGGGGTTTCATCTTTAGCTAGGGGGATAATTGTATAACTTGTGTCTGTCTTGGAACCAGTACGCTTTATACGCCACATTAGGTTGGTGATAGAACCCATCTCGCCAGCGTACTCGATTAGTGTAGGAGTAACAGTTTTACCACTGCTTCCTTGTGACAGGATGGCAACATATGGATCTTCTTTGCCATCATCTACAAGAACATTGATGTAAAGACGGGAACGGCCTTTCCATCCTGCCTTGTAATCCTTACGGTGTTGTTCGCAACCATAGCATTTACCTTGATCGTCCATGGTGCATAATGCCTTACGGCGATAATCTTTTGGATTAGTATGTTCTACAGCAATAAAGCCTAGACCATTTTTATCATTATAACTTGGTGAGTCTGGATCTAACTCTTGGAGGAAACGAATTTTAACGCTTTCTCCGTCTTCTAATTTAGCCCAACGTGCTTTTGTTCCATCGCCTTCAGAATATGTAGGCTTGTCCATTACTTGATTTAGTCCCTTAAGACCTTTTACGATACCCATTTTGTATCTCCTTTATTATATATTTGACGGTATAGATCCGTCTGTTCTTTTATTATATCACGTATTCCAAGATCTGTATTCGATATCAGAAACCGCATTTTTGATACAAAGCTTTATTTCTTCATCAGTCATATCGCCAGCATCTTTTGCTTCATGAGGATATATCTTACCATATTCATAAGAAGCCCACAAGAGGTTTTTATTACGAAGTTTATAACAAATTGTTTTTCCTAGGTCTCTACCTGCCTGATCTGTATCTGTCATTATAGTAATTTTATTAAAGTATCTATTTAATAGTTTAATATTGTCTTCAGAGATATGGCCCCCTAATGTTGCAACAACATTTGGGAATCCTGCTTGATGAACACGTATTGCATCAAAGTTAGACTCAACAACAATTACATGGTCTCCAATTCTTTTTGCCCTATGTATATTAAATAAAGTTTTATTTTTTGGAAGTCCTGTGCTATTTTTAAAATCTTTGCCTTCAATTGATCTTCCAACTATTCCTACTGGAATTCCATCTGGGCTGTGGACAGGGGTAGAAACCATATTCATTTTCAATGAATAACCTAATTTAAAATAATGCATTGACTCTTCATTAATACCACGAGATATTAAATATTGCTTGGCTTTTTCTGATTGGCCTAAACTCTGATATAAATTATTTAATACATCTTCTGGGAATTCTACAAAGTCTGGCTTATCAATAAACATGTCTTTTAATGTGTCTTCAAAGGCATCATATGTTTGAAACTCATCAGACATTATGTATCTCATAGCCTGAAAATCATTTTTGTCTAATATTCTTTTAACCATTTCAACCAATGTGCCTGTTTCACCGCAAGAAGGATTAAAACAAATCCATGCCCCAGAATCTTTATTAATACTACAACTTGGGCTATGTGTATTATTATGAAATGGACAAAAGAAACCTATTTCAATATTAGTTTCATGTGATATATTAACGCCAATAGATTGCAGTATATGTTTTACTTGATTTGGTGCATACTGCGTGGTATCTGCTTGTTTTGCGTTATACCTTCCAGTTGACATGCTTTCCTCTTTCCTACATATACACCATGAATAGTTAATTTAAACTTCCATGTCTCGCCTGTGAATTCTACCGAAAAAGCTGGGTCTATGTCAAGTAGTCTTACATACCCTTTTGACCTCATGTCATGAGTCAATAAATTTTCGTATTGCGGTCTTAAACTTATCAGCTGTGCATTGTCTTGAAACTCAACATCAATCTGAAATCGTTTAATTCTTCTGTGTGTCGTCATTCTTCATGTTAGGAAGATTTTCGTAAATCTCTTTTACGATACCCCTATTAATATCCCAATCAAGATAAAAATCAAACTCCTGCCCATGACGATTTTTTCTACTAACCACTTCAATCATATTTGTATTTGGATACCTGTGGATAGCCATAGCCATATCAGCATCATATTCAATTGCTTTTGACCATGCTACTTGGCTCATCATGGGAGGATCGTCTTGATCCGAAATATCGTCTGCCGTTGCAGCGGTAATATCGATAATCGGAATATTGTTTGCTACAGCAAGAAGTTTAAACTCTCTAGAAATGTTTCTATTTCGCTCAACTTCCGAATTGCTTCTCTTATTATCATTAAATAATTGATGATAATCAAGAATAACTAAATCTGGTTTGTGTTGATCAATCTTTCCTTGTACTGTTGCAGGAGTGACTTCTGCTGTACCTTCATTCGAAATAAGTACAAACGAATTCTTCCCTTCAAACTTTTTCTTTCCCCATGATTTGAAATCATCTATATTAATATCTCCTTTTGATAAATCACTAGCCCTAAATAGGCCAGAGCCAAGCATTGTGTAAATTCGATCACGCATATTCTCTGGTGACATTTCCAAAGATATAATCATTGGTTTAAATCCTTGTTCCCACGCTTTACATGCAAGATAAGAAGTAAACCATGTTTTACCTTTTCCAGGCCAACCAATTGCAACAATTAAATGTCCTGGTGCCATACCTGTAGGGTAAGCTTTATCAATCGCCTCAAACCCAGTCAAAATTCCTGGGCTACCGCCCATTGCTATTGATCTTTCTTTTACAGACTGATAGTGTCTCTCTGCAGCATCTAAGTCGGTAACATCCACGTCTCTAACATTATTAGTAAATTTTGCAAGGGTTGCTAATTTACTTTGCATATCAGACAATACTCTGCTTGCTGCATTTTCTTTTAGCAAAGATCCAGATTGTAAAATAACATTTTTTAATCTAGCAGTAAGGTACTCGTTTTTTAGTTTATCTAAATAGTAACCTGTTTCTGCTTTTGTTTCTACTGGATCAAAATCTCTATGGCGTTCCATTAACACGCCAACATCAGGCACAGCCTTAAACTTATAATAATAAGTTTTTAGGCTGTCCCAAATGTCTTTATGAGAAGTAAATATTTCATCTACATTGTCTGCTAGTAGGGTGCTTATATCTTTATTCTTGCACACAGCAGATATTAATTCTGCTTCTGTATTCATTCTCCGCCCTCCACAAGCTTCTTTGTCTCTTCACGTAGATGGTCCCTATGGATCCTATCTTTTTGTATATCCTGTTCCATTCTATCAATTCTATCAAAGTTATAAAAAAAGAATTGTAATGGATGATTAAATTTACTTGTTTTAAAATAATATTCAATCAGTTCTTTTGCACGGTCATATCCTACACTATCTATGACATCTTGCATAGCCCATTTTTCACGAAATTTATTTAGGCGTGGCCTTTTACCATATTTATCTTTATATAAAGTTTCATATAGGCCAATTAAAATATAGGGCCCCTTATCATTTGCCACTCTTTAATTCCTCTTCAATTTCACGGGTTTTGTCTACTAATTTATTTTCAACAAAAGCATATACCCTTTCGGTTGCAGAATCTACATTTTCTCCGTCACGAACAAAATCTTCTACTCCAATGCCAATTTTAATACTTTCATAATTACCAAGATTTCTAGTAAATGAAAGATCTACCTTTACTTTTGTTTCGCTCATTTATGTTCTGCTTTCTTGTGTCTTGACAAAGCATCATGCCCAAATATACCCCACCTAAGCTCAATTTGTTTTGAGCATATATCACAAATAACCTGTCTATTACTCATTAATCCGCCTTCCATACTGGTACAAAGTTTCCTTCAACGGTCTTAGTATACAATATAATGTTGTGTTTGAGAAGAGCCTCTAATTCTTTTTTTGAAGGAATTTCTAAAGAATGTCCAGCATCTAATATAAATTGATGAATATCTAAAATGTCTTTTTGATTAAACATATATTTGCTCCAAGTACTTGAAGGGTTACTTATTGGATATACTTTTTGTGGGGCTTTAATTTTACCCTCTAAAATATAATCAATAATTGTAACCTTATGCTTATTTAACATCTTACAAACATCATTAATTCCATATGCTGTTTCAGAATACTTTTTTACATCTGCATACGAGTACAGCACACGTTTTTTATCTGGATAGCACCAAGCAATTAGCTCGTCTTTAGCCCTAGATGATCTTAATACTTTATGTATCTTATCATTTAAGAAGAAATAGACGACCCTTTTCTGTACTCTCTGTCGTTTTTTTCTAGCCATCGTCCGAAAGAATTAGTCTCCTTGCTAATCATCCATCTTTTTCCACATAAAATACAAAACAATTCCATGCTTGTTAATTGTGAAAATACTCTGTCAATAAATACTCTGCCACCACATCTGCGACAGTGCATCATAACTTAAACACCTTCCCATCGACAACACAAGAATAATCTGGTGCTACGTGAACCATTTGAATATGAGGATAATCATTTACAATATGTGCAATTGCAAAGCCCTTTTGCCAGTCATGATGTTGAGTATATTTCATGCCTGGTCCCTTTTCGTCACACATGTGACCAATTTCATAGCCTCGAAGAGTTTCTCCATCTCCATTATTTCTTAATTCATATGTGACCATATGAGAAGCAATTCTATGAGAGTGCCCACGAATTAATGAAACTTGCATATCTTCCATATCTTTTCTTACAGATCCAGTAGCAGAAATTGAAATTCCATGATGCACATGAATGTCGCCAAATCTACGTTTAGGCAATGAATCATAATAAATATATTCGTAACCAAGAGAGTCTAAATTCCATAAAGCTTCTGGGGTTACTTGAGATATGTAATCAGGAAGCTTTGCATCTACATAATTAAAAATTCTAATATCATGGTTTCCTAAAGCTGAAAAAAGTTGTGCGTCTGGAAGCATTTCACGAGTCTTTGCATAAAAATCTCTTGCTCCTTTTGCTTCATGTCTCATTGTTGGAATAATTAAATCTGCACTATCTGTTTTATATAGATTTAAAAATTCTGCAGATCGACCTTCTGTATATTTACTATAACAAGCCTGATCGTCTGTATCACCTAAGTAATCTACTACATCTGGCTTAAACCATTTCATTACCTTAAACCAAAGCTCAATCATCTTATCATCTTGATAAGGGAATTGCTGGTCAGATGATAACATCCACCTTAAATCATTGCTCAATTTTTTATCCTAACGTATGTAATGGTCATGCTTTCGCATGACCTGGTAAGTATAACATTTAAACTAAATCTGTCAAGCGTGACAGATTGCTATATAACTAACCCAAATTTTCATTGGGGCTCCTGAACCTGATGGCATAAAACATTGTAGTGTGCATCCTGTTGATGATGTAGTTCCTGTCTTTACATCAATTTGAGGGTGCCATTTACTAGCATTTGATCCTGATGTTCTTGACTGAATTATAATTGCTTTAGGAGTTCCATTCATTGGAGTTGTAAAAGTAATTGGCCATTCATTTTTACCAGCCTGAAGTACTCTTTCACCAGCATTCCCACCTTGAATTTGTGGAACAACTGCTTGCTGAATTGTCCTATTGTCAACAGAAATAGTAGTTGTAGAACTTCCTATTGTTGGTAAAGTTGAATTTAATACGCTAATGTCTTGTTCAAGTTTACCAAGCTTTGCTGCGTCTAAAGGTTCTCCGTCATTAAATGCCATTATAAATCTTCTCCTAATTCATGAGCCTTGATTTCATACTCCGCAACTTCTACAACCTTAGATCTATCAAGGCCATATTTGCTAAATACATCAGGGTCTTTAATGTGTCTTAGTTTATTCTGTGACAACAAATACATTTTACCATCTGCTATATTTTTTATCAAGGCTCCATCTCTAAACCCTAGTTTACCTACCAGTTTAATATTAGACAGAGCTGATTCGGCAGCATTTACCGTAGTAAAAGACCATGAACTAGCAGCCCTATCAGAAATTAATTTATACCTTTTCCCGTCTTTGATCCAGTATGTTGCTTTATCTGTTCTTACAGCAATTCCAGAAGGAAAATTAGTTGGTGAGGTTATTAAGTTCAGCTGAGTATTCTTGAACAGCCGCATTTTTTGCGTCCCTTTCTTCAACCAGCTGAGTAATCTCTGCCCGTAATATTGCAATCTGAGTTTCATAGTTAGAAACTAACTCTCCTATACGTTGCTGTAATGCGGCAACAACAAGTTCCGCTTTTTCTGCCATGTCTATTCCTATTCTGTAAGAGCGTTTACCTTAGCCGCTTCTGCGTCTAGGGCTGCTAGTTGGTCGTCTATTTCATCGACTCTGGTATTAATAGAACTAATTGTTTCAGCGCTTGGTGCAGTTCTTGCATTTTCTGCAACTAAATCAATTTCAAGGTTATACTTTGCATAAAGCAAACCTTTTTTATGGCTATTAATTACCTGTAATTTATCTTCTTTTGTA